GCCAAGACACTCTCTGTCTCAGCTATAATTTCAACAATACTATTATATCATAAAGGAGATAGAGAGTGAACAAGGCTAAAGAGTTACTTGATGAACTACAGAATTTGGATGAAGAGATACAGAGTCGAATAGACGAGCTTGCTAAACTTGAAGCTAGTTTGCTTTCTAGCCCTAAAATGAGCATGGATAAGGTTAAAGGTGGTCAGAAGGTTCGATTAGATGAACGTTACATCGATATTTTTAGCATGCAAGATTCCTTGAAAGAGTACATGAAGCAAGCAACTGCTGAAGCTATCCAGCGCAGAATTGAGCTCAGTAAATTGATTGATAAAATGCCTAAGCCTGCAAGTCGAACAATTCTAAGGATGGTGTATATTCAGAAAGCAAACGTGTATGATATGATTGAATTTTTACGATGCAGCAAGACCACTTTTTACAAAAAGAAGAAAGATGCAATCCGTGAATTGGGTGTTGTAGTTGATAAAAGCGAACTAATGTGAACTAATGTGAACTAGGTTGAAGCGCACTGGTCTAACAATCGTGCTATTATAGTATCATCAAGAATTAAGAGTTAGGCAGTTTAGCTTGGCTCTTTTTTTGTTTGAAAGGTGGTGAACATCATAGCTAAGTATACTTATTGGCTGACAGAAGAAGGCCTTGCACTAATTGAAGGATGGGCTAGAGATGGGCTCACTGATAAACAAATCGCACACAACATCGGAATTGCTGAACAGACTTTGAATGTTTGGAAAAAACAATTTTCTTCATTTTCTGAGTCCCTAAAAAAGGGAAAGGAAGTCGTTGATAGACAAGTCGAAAATGCTCTTTTGAAAAAAGCTTTAGGTTTTACTTATACAGAGAAGACAGCAAAGGTGGTTGATAGAGATCCAGAGGTTGTTGCGACAGAACGAAGAGAGTTCGAGAATCGATATAAGCTAGATAATCCAGAGGCAACTTCTCAAGAAATCAAAGATGCAGCGATTAAAGCTATCCCTACGAGAGAAAGGATTATCTTGATAGAAAATGACAAGGTCGCTTTGCCGGACACTACTGCTCAAATATTCTGGCTCAAAAACCGCAGGCCTGATATGTGGAGGGATAAACGAGAGCAGGAAATTAGTCACAACGGTTCTGTTTCAGTTAATAACCCATTTGATGGATTAACAACTGAAGAACTCAGAAAGTTGGTGGATGATGGATAAGGTTGCGATTCGCAGACAGGCTCAATTGACTCTTGCTAAACGTGACTTTTTCTACTACTGCCAACTTATGGCGGGAGATTTCTACAAACCAGAAAGAATCTATTTAAAACAGTTGTGTGACAGTTTTCAAAACTTCATGTCTGACGACGAGCACAATGTGCTGATCATCAATATCGGCCCACGTCACGGAAAATCTCGTACGGCTGGCATGTTCGTACAGTGGCTTTTAGGAAACGACAATAGCAAGAAGATCATGACAGGTTCATACAATGATACACTGTCAACAGTATTTTCAAAATCTGTTCGAAACGCTATTCAGGAAGAGAAGGCAGATGACTCCATCACAGTCTTTTCTGACATATTCCCGGATACAAAAATAAAGCGTGGCGATGGAGCTATGAACCTGTGGTCACTGGAAAAAGGTTACAACAACTACTTGGCGACCTCTCCTGGTGGTACTGCAACAGGTTTCGGTGCGGATGTCATTATCATAGATGACTTGATTAAGAGCGCCCTAGAAGCTAATAATGCGAATATCCTAGAGGGGCATTGGGAGTGGTTTACAAATACTATGCTATCGCGTTTGGAGGAAGGCGGTAAACTCATTATTATTATGACACGCTGGCATTCTGAAGATTTAGCAGGTAAGGCTTTGAGTAAGTTGACCGAATCTGGGTATAGCGTCAAGCATATCAGTATGCGGACTTATGATGAAGAAACAGACACTATGTTGTGTGAGGATGTTCTAAGCAAAGAGTCTTATTTCCGCAAGGTCAAGGCTATGGGTGACGATATTGCTTCGGCTAACTATCAACAAGAACCTATCGACATTAAAGGTAGATTATACAGCGATTTTAAAACCTATGTAGATAGACCGATATTTAAGCGTATTAGCGCCTATACTGATACGGCAGATACGGGTAAGGACTATCTAGCTAGTTATATCTACGGAGAAACGATGGATAAGGAAGCTTATATCTTAGATATCTTGTTCACGAAGGAGCCGATGGAAGTGACAGAACCTTTATTAGCGAGGAAATTAGTCGAGAATGAGGTCAATCTATGCTGGATTGAATCTAATAATGGTGGTCGTGGTTTTGCTCGGAATGTCGAACGATTGATGAGAGAAAATCATAGTACAAATCATTCAACTATTAAATGGTTCCATCAGTCAAAAAATAAGCAGGCTCGTATTTTAACAAATGCAACGTGGTTAATGGAACATGTCTATTTTCCAGAAGGGTGGCGTTACCGTTGGCCGGAGTTGTATAAAAGTCTTATGACCTATCAAAGGGAGGGTAGAAATGCTCATGATGATGCGCAAGATGCTTTGACAGGCATAGCAGAGAAGATTACAGCCAATTCGGGTTGGCTTGTATAGGAGGAATAATGTTAGAAACGAATAATATACTAAAACTAGTTGCTGAAGTAAAAAAAATGATTGCTGACGATCGTTCAAGTACTCTAAAAAAAGATATGCAAGTTAGCATTGATTACTATAATGGATTACATGATATTAGAGATTATAGACTTTTCTTTTTCAACAACGAAGGTCAAGTTGTAGAAGAGAAGAATCGAAGCAATACAAAAATTGCTCATCAGTTCTTTACTGAGTTAGTTGATCAAAAAGTACAATACTTGCTTTCGAATCCTATTGAAATTTCAACAGAAGATACTGAATTACAAAAGTATCTAGATGAGTATATTGACGAAGATTTTCAACTCATGTTACAAGAACTTGTTGAAGGAGCAAGTCAAAAAGCTGTTGAATATGTTTTTTGGAAAAAAAACGCAGATAACCGTATCAATTTTAAAACAGCTGATGCTTTTAAAATAATCCCGATTTACGATGCATTTTACAACATTGATCAAGTAATATATTATTACGATGATGAAATTACGATTGAAAATAAGAAAAAAACCGTGACTAAAGTCCAGCTCTGGACAAAAGAAGAGGTTTTTTATTTTGTGCAAATCGAAAACGGAGATTTAAAATTAGATGATTCTATCAAAATTAATCCCTCTCCGCACATAATCGCAAAAAACAATAGTGAGCTATTTGGAAAAAGTTACGGCCAGGTGCCATTCCTATGTTTAGAAAATAATCGACAAAAGAAAAATGATTTAGCGCCTATCAAGGATTTAATTGATGATTATGATTTGATGGCCTGTTCTCTATCTAATAACTTAATCGACTTTGATCACCCGATTTATGCTGTCAGAGGCTTTGAAGGTGATAATCTTGATAACCTAGTTACTAATTTGAGAACAAAAAAAACTGTCGGTGTTGGGGAGAATGGAGGTATCGAGGTTCATACTGTTAATATTCCTGTTGAAGCACGTAAAACAAAATTAACTATTGATAAAGAGGCCATCTATAAATTTGGCATGGGCTTCGATAGTTCTCAGACAGGTGATGGAAATATCACTAACGTTGTTATCAAATCGAGATATAGCTTACTTGATTTAAAGTGTAATAAAACTGAAGTCCGACTGCGGAAAGTAATTAAGAGAATGCTAAAACTTATTGTAGAGAATATAAATGAGCTGCATGAAAAGGCTTTTGATGCGTCTACAATCAATATAAAAATTACTCGCGATGTTATGGTTAACAAGACGGACAATGCGACAACTGAGAAGATTGAAGCTGAGACGAAGAAGATTCTTGTGGATAACATCATGACAGCTTCTACCCGATTGGATGATAAGACTGTACTAAAAACTTTGTGTGAAATCTTAGAAGTGAATTTTGAAGAAGTCGAGCGCTTGCTTGAGGAACAGGGTTATAAAGGAGATTTCAATCAGAATTCGGAGGTGACAGATGACCGAGTTGAACAGGTTTCAGCGGGAAATAGAGTTCCTGCTGAAGAAAGCTGATAAGTCAACGGATAGACGGCTCTACGACCTCTACATTGATACGATTAAAGACTTGAAAAAATCCTTGCTGGTAGATTATCAGCGAATCGGAGAATTAAAATCGTCAGAAAGGCTCAAATTGAGTCAAATGACAGCACTTTTGGAACAGCTGGAGCGATCCTCTAGTGAACTAAAAAAAGAACTTAAAAATGAAATCACAGGGCATCTAATACATACGGGACAGATAGCTTATAACGAGTTATTCTATGAGTATGAGACTAGCCATGCCGGGATTAACTTTGCTCTTCTGAAAGAAGATGAACTCAGGACTATTATAGAAACACCTATCGCTAATTTTAAATTATCCGAACGGTTAGATGACGGGGTTGTCGAACGGTTAAAAAGCAATATCAAGGATGATTTAAACCGAGTGTTTTTGAACGGAGATAGTTATGCAAAGGCTGCTGCTAGACTAGCGGAACAAGGGTATAGTTCCTATCGTAGAGCAATTATGATTACCCGAACAGAAGCTGGACGGGTTCAGGCAGTTGCTAGGGAAAAAGCACAAGTAGAAGCTAGAAATCTGGGTATTAATTTTGACAAGGTATGGGTAGCTACTCTGGATGGTCGGACTAGACACAATCACGCAGAATTGGACGGTACCAAGGCTGACAAAGACGGTTACTTTGAGATTAACGGCCTGCGGACCAAGCAGCCACATATGTTTGGTTTTGCAAGCGAGGACGTCAACTGCAGATGCCGGACAATATCAAGACTTAAAGATGATAAAACCCCGCTTTTAAGACGCGATAACGAAACTGGCGAGGTTGTCGAGTATAGGAATTATCGGGATTGGGAGAAAGCCACCTTAGAACACAGATTGGCGACAAATGAGAGAAAATCAATTGACAATCGGCTGTATCGTAAATATCATATTGATAACAGTCAAACCAAGGATATATCAACAGAAACTTTGAAATCTGTGAATGAGAGCCTAGACAAATTGATGCAAAAGCACAAAGGAATCAAACCGTACTTAAAAAAGGTAACTTTTACTGATAGTTTAGCTGATACTACTGCAAGTGCTGGAATAAGATTCAATAAAGGAAAAGCAGAATTTTCTATCAAGTTGAATCATGAACATTTTAAAAAACCGGAAACGATTCAAAAGTTAATAGATATTCGTGTCGCAGATGGTGAATGGACCCCTAAGAATGGTATTAACGGTATTCTTGAACACGAAGTTATCCACTTGCGAGAATACAAAGCAATTGTCAAGAGATACGGGACTTTGAACGGTACAAATACAGAGGCTCAAAAATCTAAAATAAGAAAGGCATTTGCTAATAACGAACTACCAAAAGAAATCAAAGAAACAGCGCTAAAAAACTTACAAATTCCTGATGAAAATGCTATAATTGAATCAAGACTAGGTAGGTACGCCACAGAAAATGCAGCTGAATTTGTAGCTGAAGCATACTCAGACGCAAGTAATTCAGAGATAGCAATTGAAGTGAGACGATTAGTTGACAAGAAATGGAGGTGACCTTTATGCTCATTAGCCCTAGTTTGCAATTAGGACGCAGAGTTGAACGTTTGGATGATGGCTTTTGGCATGTAAAATCTGAGTACAAAGATACTTGGACGAAAGGTGACCAGGATTTGTTAGACCGATGCAACGAAACAATCAAAGAGTATCGAAAAGATAGGTCTAAATTTGTTTTTGATGACGATATAGAATAAGCACCTAGAGAAGTCTAAGTGCTTTTCTTATATCCTAACCGTATGGAATCCCGTACGGTTTT